TTATCAGGCGTTAGAAAGATTCCATCTACCACTTTCCATTCCATCTTTTCTACTCTATTGGCATTGTCATCTAACAATAGAGCACAAAATGGTAATTTACGTTAAAAACTTAAAGATACTTGAGGTAGGTCAAAAGGCTGTTCTCAGTCTCAGAGAGTCAACCAGCAGAGACGACGAAGTAATTCAATACCTTCAAGCTTATATAAAAGAGGTTCTAAAGAAATAAAGTCATCCTTGGGTGGTCAGTTCATTCCCTAGGCTGATTGCCATTTCTAAAAGATGAAGATTTTCTTCTAAGGCCTCTTTTTCAAACCCGTGCTGGCCTACATAAGAGTCAGGCTTAAAATCTTGGATAATAGCCGTCAAAATCTGATGGAATTGAATAAGTTTTGACGATTTCTCGGGACCTAATAGCCCGACCTTCGACATATTATTTTGATAAAAAGGGGCGTAATTATCTGGGATTAACGCGTAAAGCATCGCTTGAGAACCACCGGATAGGATTTCGGGCATTTTTAAGAATTCTGTGAAAAAGTCTAAATATCTTCTTTTTTCGATAATCATTAATAACGCATCGACTTCTGCAATAAAACCAGCCTCAAATGATTCTTTTTCGTACCTGCGTTTAGCATTTTCAACGCGGTAATTCACAGTTGCGGTAACAGCACCACCGACCAGAACACCAAAAAGGCCCGCACCGGCAGCAATAAGTTGATTTACAGTTGTTATTTCCATTTCAGCCTTCTGTTTTGTTTTAGGGGATAACACGCCACTTGAAGCATTCTAGCTCACTTAAGGTTGTCTTATGGAAGTCATTATTGACGGTATCCGCCACTGTCCCGTGACAGACCTACAAACAAACATTGATATCGCAATAACGACGCACAACCGGCCTGCTGTTCTGGCGAAGACGATTGAGCAGCACCTGACGCACTTACCGGCTGGCGCTAAGTTGATCGTGATAGATGATGGTTCAGCGCCAGCAGCCACAGCCGCCGGTATCGAAATCATCAGGCATGAGAAATCACTCGGGATCGTAGCTTCGAAGAACCGAAGTATCGAGGAGCTGATTGATGCCGATAAGCGTCGCAGCGATTACATCACGATAGATCGCCTGATTCATGGCGTGTGCTACAGCCCGCCAGTCAGCGGACTAAGCTGCATCATCCAGAACTGGAACCGCACCAAGGCGGCTGACTATGCAGTCGGTGATGCGCTGGGTGGCAAGGTCATCTACCCGTGTTACTCGCTGGTGGATCATGCCGACGGCGTCACAGTCGAGCGACATCCAGACAATCAACCAAGGATGGAACGGCGGCGCGCTTGGCGGCTGGCCGTGTCACCCTCATAGGAAAACCAATATGCCAGCAGCAATTCCCCGTGCATGCCGCAAGCACGGATGCGGGCGAACTACGACAGACCGTTCTGGTTATTGTGAGGCGCACCGCAATGAAGGATGGCAGCAGCACCAGCGGGGACAGTCAAGGCATGAGCGCGGCTACGGCACCAGCTGGGACAAACTCCGACCGCTCATCCTCGGGCGTGACAAACATCTGTGCCAGGAGTGTGCGCGGCAGGGTAGGATCACACCAGCCACGACCGTCGACCACATCAAGGCCAAAGCCAATGGGGGGACCGATGACCCAGACAACCTCGAAAGCCTGTGCTGGCCTTGCCATCGGGCGAAAACAGGCCGCGAACGGCTCAAACGATAATCGTTCTCATCAGTAGGGGGCGGGTTGAGAGTTCAGGGCTATCGCGCTTCAGGACCGCCGCCTAAGTTTTTGTCACACGCCCGCAGGTTACAAATCTTTTTTAGGGGTCCCCTGAGGATCGATTAATAGGAGTTTTCAATCATGTCCGGACCGCCGAGAACCCCGACAGCTCTGCGTTTGGTCAAGGGTAACCCATCGAAAAGGGCCTTGAACAAGGCAGAGCCAAAACCCCCTTCTGGGGTACCCCAAATTCCGAAGCATTTTAACAAGCAGGAAAAGTACTGGTTCAAACGGATCGGGGAAGAGTTGGATTGCTCCAATGTGATCACTAAGCTTGATGGCATGGCGCTGGAACTTCTCATCGGCGCGTATGTTGAATGGCGAAAACACCGTGATGTGATTGACCAGGTTGGCGAGACCTACAACGTAACGAACATGCAGGGTGAGACGTTAGTAAAAGCCCATCCACAGGTTGCGATGATGTCAGATGCCTGGAAACGTTTGCGGGCAATGATGTCTGAATTCGGCATGACCCCAGCCGCTCGCAGCAAAGTCAGCAGCGAAGGGAAGGGGGAAGCCGACCCACTCGAAGAATTTTTGAAAAAGCGCAAATGATGAATGGCAACGGTTTCGGATGGTATTCAGTACGCCGAGCGCGTGCTATCCGGCGAGATTGTTGCTGGCGAACTGGTGCGGCTTTCGTGCCAACGATTCCTTAACGATTTAGAGCATGGGCCGGAACGCGGCGTCTACTTCAGTGAGGATCGCGCCCAGCACATCCTCGATTTCTATAACTTCGTCCCCCACGTAAAAGGCGCACTGGCTGGCAAGCCGATAGAGCTGATGGCGTGGGACATCTTCATTCTGATAAATCTTTTTGGCTTCGTTATCCCCCTGATCGATGAAATGACCGGGGAACAGGTGTTCGATGACGACGGCGATGCAATTATGGTTCGCCGCTTCCGTACTGCTTATAACGAGGTGGCGCGTAAAAACGCTAAGTCGACTCTCTCCTCGGGGATTGGCCTGTACATGACCGGCGCGGATGGAGAGGGCGGCGCCGAGGTTTACTCAGCTGCCACCACCCGTGACCAGGCCCGGATCGTGTTCGATGATGCAAAGAACATGATCAAGAAAGCCCCCCGGACACTGGGCAGACTGTTTGGTCACGTCAAACTGAACATCCATCAGGAGAGAACAGCCTCAAAGTTTGAACCGCTTTCCAGCGACGCAAATAACCTCGACGGGCTGAATATCCATTGCGGGATCGTTGATGAGCTTCACGCTCACCGCACCCGTGACGTTTGGGACGTATTGGAAACGGCCACCGGCGCGCGTCTTCAATCATTGCTGTTTGCCATTACGACAGCAGGTTCTAACAAAGAGGGTATCTGTTTCGAACAGCGCGACTACGCGATAAAAGTGCTGCGCGGCGTGGTGGATGATGACACTTATTTTGCTGTCATTTATACGCTGGATGAAGACGACGACCCGTTCGATGAAAAGAACTGGCCGAAGGCGAATCCGGGGCTTGGCATCTGTAAGCGCTGGGACGATATGCGCCGTCTGGCAAAAAAGGCGAAAGAGCAAATCGCCGCTCGTCCGAACTTCTTTACGAAGCATCTAAATATCTGGGTGACGGCTGAAAGTGCCTGGATGGATATGGACCGCTGGGCGAAGTGTGCAGATATTGCGCCCGATGATGAGCTGCGTAACTGGCCGCTTTGGGTAGGTATCGACCTTGCGAACAAAATAGATATTTGCGCCGCGGTGAAAACGTGGCGTTCTCCATCCGGACACACTCACACGAAATCGAAATTCTGGATCCCAGAGGGAAGACTGGAGACCGCGCCGAAGCATATATCCGAACTGTACCGGAAGTGGGCAGATGCGGGTTATCTGGACTTAACCGATGGTGACGTTATCGATCACGGCTACATCAAAGCCGAAGTGGAAGCGTGGGTAAAAGGCGAAAGCCTGAAGGAAATCGCGTTCGACCCGTGGAGTGCAACACAGTTTAGTTTGGCACTGGCTGAAGAGGGATTGCCGCTGGTTGAGGTTGCACAGACAGTTAAAAACCTGTCTGAGGCGATGAAGTCAGTACAGGCCGATGTGTACGGAAGCAAAATCCACCACGACGGTAACCCGGTGATGACCTGGATGATGTCAAACGTCACGGTTAAACCTGACAAAAACGACAATATCTTCCCCAATAAATCGACCCCAGAAAACAAAATCGATGGACCGGTTGCACTGTTTACGGCGAAGAGCCGGTTACTGGTCAACGGCGGCGATGATAAACAGGACTTAACCGACTTCTTCGAAGATCCGATAATGATAGGTGTCTGATGAAATCCAAAAAACAACCGGGGCGCGTAAAAAGCGCCCTTTTAAATTGGCTCGGTGTACCTATCAGTTTGACCACCGGCACGTTTTGGCAGGAGTGGATGGGAACCAGCAGTAGCGGTAAAACGGTGACCGTCGATAAGGCGATCATGTTGTCCGCCGTCTGGGCCTGCGCACGGCTGCTGAGTGAATCGGTATCAACGCTGCCGCTGAAAGTCTATAAGCGGGAAAAGGATGGTTCTCGGGAGCTGGCCACCGACCACCCGGCATATAAAGTGCTCTGTAAGCAGCCCAACGGGGAAATGACCCCGTCCAGATTTATGCTGATGCTCGTTGCCAGCATCTGCATGCGGGGTAATGCCTTCATAGAAAAGCTGATGATTGGTCAAAAGCTGGTTGGGCTTAACCCGCTGTTACCGCAAAACATGGTCGTTAAGCGACTTGATAACGGGCAATTGCAATACACCTACACCGATAAAAACGGTCAGCGCGTTATTCCTGTGAAAAACATGATGCATATTCGTGGGTTCGGGCTGGATGGCGTATGCGGCATGATGCCGATGATGGCTGGGCGTGATGTCATTGGTTCAGCTATGGCGGTTGAGGAATCTGCCGCGAAAATCTTCGAGAATGGTATACAGAACTCAGGGTTCATCAGTGCTAAGACCGATATAAACGCGGAACAAAGAGCGCGCTTAAAGCAAAACCTGAGCACGTTTGTGGGTTCAAAGAATGCCGGTAAGGTCATGGTACTTGAAGGCGACATGACCTATCAGGGTGTGACGATGAACCCCGAGGCGGCGCAGATGCTGGAGAGCCGTTCCTTCAGTATTGAAGAAATCTGTCGTTGGTTCCGGATCCCGCCATTTATGGTCGGGCATATGACTAAGCAAAGCAGCTGGGCATCCAGTGTCGAAGGTATGAACCTGTTATTCCTGACGAACACGTTGCGCCCGCTGCTGGTCAATATCGAGCAGGAGATAGCGCGCTGCCTGCTGGGTAACGATGAAGAATATTTTGCTGAATTTTCGGTTGAAGGTTTACTCCGCGCTGACAGCGCAGGTCGCGCAGCGTATTACACGACTGCCCTGCAGAATGGCTGGATGAGCAGAAATGATGTCCGACGACTAGAAAATCTGCCTTCGATCCCGGGCGGCGACATTTACACCGTGCAGTTGAACCTCACCGCGCTTGAGGATTTACGCCAAAACAATCAGGCAGCGAGAGCCAGCGCATTGCTCGAGCTCCATAACCAACTGTTCCCCGATATTTCTTTCGAACATTCCCCGCTGAAAAAGGCGGCTTAGGAGCCATCCCATGTCATTAAAGAATCTTCCGGCAGCGCCGGAGGGGCGCCCGTGCGCGAAAGTCACCAGTGAGCTATCACCGGCCGCTTTGGATCGCTGGGACGGTGGCATTAAGGCTGCCAACAGCAACGACAATACGATTTCAATTTTTGACGTGATTGGTGCTGATTACTGGGGGGAGGGAGTCACTGCAAATAGAATTGCTGGCGATCTTCGTTCTATGAACGGCGAGAACGTCACGGTCAGCATTAACTCTCCGGGCGGCGATATGTTCGAAGGGTTGGCAATCTATAACCAACTGCGCGAATACAGCGGAAAAGTTACCGTCAAGGTGCTGGGGATCGCTGCCTCTGCCGCGTCGATTATCGCGATGGCCGGTGATGAGGTGCAGATTGGCCGCGGCGCGTTCCTGATGATCCATAACTGCTGGGTGTATGCGGTGGGTAACCGGCATGACCTTGCACGGGCAGCCCAGGACATGGAGCCTTTCGATCGCGCCATGCAGGATATTTACTCTGCCCGAAGTGGCCTTGATGCTTCGGACGTTTCAGAAATGATGGATAACGAAACGTATATCGGTGGCAACGATGCGGTCGAAAAAGGTTTTGCTGACCGCCTTCTTTCTGCAGATGAAATCTCTGACGGTGATGAAAGCCCGGCAGCCGCGCTGCGTAAGCTTGACGCATTGTTAGCGAAAGCCAATACCCCGCGCTCTGAGCGCAGAAAACTTCTCAAATCTTTATCTGCCAGTACGCCGGGCGCTACTGACAATCAACAAGGTAAGCCGAGCGCTACCGACGCACCAAACCCTGAAAACATCAAACAACTTGAAGACGCGCTGGCCGCGTTCGGCAAATAAGGAAACATCATGTCCGAAGTAAACGAAATTCTGAAAAAAGTAACGGCGAGCATTGAAGAAGCTAATGGCAAATTCAGCGCTAAGGCAGAAGAGGCGCTGGCAGAGGCCAAAAAATCCGGGTCTCTTTCTGCAGAAACAAAGGCAGCAGTCGATCAGATGGCATCTGAGTTCAATGCCCTGCGTGAAGCTGAAAAAACGCTGAAATCCGCACTCGGCGATCTGGAACAGCATGTCGCGCAGATGCCTCTGAACAATGCTGCCAAAGTCGCTGAAACCGTGGGTAAAGTGGTGATCAGCTCCGAAGCGCTGAAGAACTTCGCGGCAAGTGTTGAAGGCGGCAAGCGTGTAAACATTCCTGTGAATGCGGCGTTGCTGTCCACGGATGTTGCCGAGGGTGTTGTCGAGCCTCAGCGTTTACTAGGCATCGATACTGCGCCGAAACAGCGTTTGTTCATCCGAGATTTGATTGCTCCGGGCCGCACTGGCGCCCCGGCGATTTTCTGGGTGCAGCAGACCGGTTTCACCAACGCAGCGAAGGTTGTTGCGGAAGGAACCACCAAGCCTTACAGCGGCATTGAATTCGCCACCAAAATCACCCCGGTCACCACCATTGCTCACATGTTCAAAGCATCGAAGCAGATCCTCGATGACTTTGCGCAGCTGCAATCAACGATTGATGCAGAAATGCGCTACGGCCTGAAATATGTTGAAGAGCAGGAAATTCTCTTCGGCGACGGTACCGGCGTACACCTTCACGGCATTGTGCCTCAAGCCTCTGCGTTCGACCCGGCATTTTCGGTAGAGCAGCAGAACGGCATCGATGATCTGCGCCTGGCAATGTTGCAGGCACAACTGGCGCGCTTCCCGGCTTCAGGCCATGTCCTGCACTTCATCGACTGGGCGAAGATCGAACTGACGAAAGACACGCTGGGCCGCTACATTCTGGCGAACCCTTCAGCTCTGACGGGTCCTACACTGTGGGGCTTGCCAGTCGTGGCAACAGAAACTGCCGCCTTCCAGGGTAAATTCCTGACAGGTGCCTTTAATGCCGCCGCTCAGCTGTTCGACCGTGAAGACGCCAACGTAGTGATCAGCACCGAGAATGCCGACGATTTCGAAAAGAACATGCTTTCGATTCGTTGCGAAGAGCGTCTGGCGCTGGCAGTTAAGCGCCCGGAAGCGTTTATTTACGGTGCATTCACCGCGCCTGGTGCGGGAAGTTAAATTTTGCAACTTGTGGCGGCCTTCGGGCCGCTTTTTCATTTGTAAAAGGTTGGGCAAAAGATGGCTGATCCCGCCGCAGTTATTGATCTCGGTATCGTAAAAAATCATTGCCGGGTTGAACCTGATTTCACCCTTGATGATTCGTTATTCCAAATTTATACCGGTGCTGCGAAGCGTTATGTTGAAACGTGGACGCGCCGGACGCTTTACTTACTGAACACTGATCCGGGTTACGACACAGACGAAAACCGCCTGTTACTTGATGACGATATCCGCACAGCGATGCTTTTGCTGATTGGCCACTGGTATGCCAACAGGGAAGCCGTAAACATCGGGAATATCACTTCGACCATCCCTTTTGCAGTGGGATCGCTTTTGCAGCCGTATAGAATTTACGGTCTTTAAGGAGTGCTTTATGCAGGCCGGACGACTTCGCGATCGGGTAACTATTCAGAATTTTATTGAAACCAGAAAGCCATCCGGACAACCGGAAAAGGTCTGGTCGGACACGGCAACCGTATGGGCAGAAGTGAGAGGCATAAGCGGGCGTGAACTTGTGGCGTCAGGGGCGGAAAAAGCCGAAGCAACGATACGTGTATGGATGCGCTATCGCGCTGACGTCGGCGCTTCATCCCGGCTTGTCTGCGAGTCAGGACCTTTTAAAGGACAGGTTTTAGAAATATCAGGTCCCCCTATCCCAGACTCAAGAATGACGCAGTTAGAAATTCTCTGTAATCAGGGGGTGAAAACGTGATCGATACTAAACTCGATTTCTCTGATTTGCTGGATCTGTCCGACGACCTGAAAGCCCTCAGCAAAGCTGAAAACAGAAAAGTGATGCGCGATGCCACGCGAGCCGCAGCTACTGTTTTTAAAGATGAAGTGATCAAGCGTGCCCCCGTTCGCACCGGCAAGTTGAAGAGGAATATTGTCGTTATGACTCAGCGAGACAGAAACGGTGATATTTCATCTGGCGTTCATATCCGAGGCACGAATCCCCGTACCGGGAACAGCGATAATAAGATGAAGACCAACGACAGTAAGAATGCCTTTTACTGGCGGTTTGTCGAGTTGGGCACTTCTTATATGGCTCAGGTTCCTTTTGTTCGCCCGGCTTATGACGCCCGGCAGGATGATGCAACAAAAGCTGCATTTTCCCAGGCCAATCTTGCTATCGATAAGGCGCTATCAAAATGACGGAAGCCGATGTTTTTGCACTCATAGGCATGTTGGCCGGCGGGCAGGTCTATCCTTACGTTGCTCCCCTTAATGCCGAAGGTAAAACCGCTGTCAGCGCGCCGTGGATCGTCTTCAGTATTGTCAGCGAGCACTTTGGCGACACCCTTTGCGGCCCTGCCGAAGAAACAGATTCCGTTCAGGTCGATGTTTACGCCAAATCGCCTGATGAAGCCCGCGCAATTCGTGAGTTGGTACAAAACGCGCTGACGCCACTGAATTTCACGCAACTTAACCGAACCAACGGCTACGAGTCAGAAACGGGGCTCTACCGTGCCATGCTGGAAATTCAGAACCAGCAATAACCCATCACCTCACCAATAGCCGCCCACGGGCGGTTTTTTTATGTCCGGAGAACTTATGTCGAGTAAATACGAAGTCACAAAGGGTATGACGTTCGCCGTCACCGACGCGCCGGTTTCTGCCGCTGATTTTACTGCACCTGGTTTTCCCGGTGTGGGGATCACCTGGCTGGAAGCTGCATGCGCAACGAAAGAAATCACCTATACCGGCGGCCAGAAGGGCGACATTGATGTCACCACGCTGTGCTCCGTCGAACAGGAGCAGACCAACGGCCTCGCTGCTCCGGCAGAAATGTCGATTACTCGTAACTGGGTTGGCGATGAAGAGGCACAGGCCGCATTGCAGACGGCATATGAAAATGACGAATTGCGGGCGCTGCGCGTGAAATTCGCTTCGGGCAATGGCTACTACATTCTTGTTGAAGTACGTCAAAGCTCATGGTCAGCGGCTACGTCTTCCGTCGTCGGCGCGACGTATTCACTGCGCGTTCGTGGCAAACCGATCCCTATCATTCAGGCAACATCCTAAGCGGCTCAGGCCGCTTTTTTTTACCCTGAATTCCTTCACTTTTAGAGAACCCAACAATGAAGAAAACGGCACTCTCTGCCTCATTACGTGATCTGGCTTTGGCCCCGTCTGGCGCATATCGCACAAAAGAAGTTTCGGTATCGGAATGGGGCGACATCAAGGTCACTCTGCGCGAGCCCTCTGGTCAAGCCTGGGTTGATTTCCGCGCCTTCCTTTCTCCCGAACTGCCGGAAGGTACAGAACCGCCAAAACTGAGCCCGACTGAAACCTTCATTCGTAACCGCGACGCTGATGTGATCCTGTTTATCGATGTATTGCTGGATGAGAACGGCGAACAAGTGTTTTCACCTGAAGATAAAGAGCAGGTCTCGGAAATTTACGGGCCCGTCCATGTGCGTTTACTGCAACAGGCGCTGGCCTTAGGTCTGAGTCAGGAATCCGCTGAAAAAAAGTAAAAGAGCCGCTGACCTTCTTCCTCTTCTCTCTGGCGCTCCGTCTGGGGCGCACCGTTCACGAACTCCGCCAAACCCTTACCGCCAGTGAATTGAAAATGTGGATCGCCTATGACCGGTTAAGCCCTATTGGCGACTGGCGTGGTGATGTTCAGGCTGCGCAAGTCGCGACCGCAACTATCAATGCACAGGGTGGAAAACTCAGCTTAAACGATGTGCTGCTGAAGTGGGGCCAGACAGAGGAAGAGAAAGAAATTAGTGATTTTGAAGAGTTTTTAGGCGGTCTTTGATACCCGCGCAGGCGGGGTTTATGGGTGAAATATGGCTACGCTGCGCGAACTTATTATCAAAATTTCAGCGAACTCCAGTTCATTTCAGTCTGAAATTTCCCGTGCTTCCCGGATGGGGGCCGATTATTACAAAACGATGGAACAGGGCGGCAAGAAGGCCGCAGCAGCAGCACGTAATACTCGCCAAGCCGTATCTGAATTAAGCGCGCAACTTACATCAGCTCAGTCATCCGCCGCCGGTCTAGCCGGTGCGTTTGCTGGCGCATTCGCCACTCACCAACTTATTGAATTTGCCGACACATGGAATCAGCTAAACGGACGGCTGCGCCTAGCTTCAACCTCAGCAGATGATTACGCCACATCACAGCGTACGTTGATGGAA